ACCGTTCGAACCTTCAATTCCCTCGGACACAAAATATGGGCAGCCGCCGTTGACCGTAAACTCTCCCTCAATCAAAAGAAAATCCTTGAAATCTTCCGAGCCATTGCCGACGAAACACCCCGTGGTGAGCGATCTTATCTTTGGTCTATGTATGATTCTGTGCTTGCTGCGACTTCAATCGCTCGCAATATCGGATACATACCCCCGGAACATTTCAAAGCGCCCAAATCCCTTTGTGATTTCCGAGCAGTCGAACGTCTCCTCGACGAAACTCTCCTCCCCGAAGCCGAGGCCCTAATCAACAAAATCCTGACCATCTCCATCCAACAAGCTTACAACGGAGTGATCGACTTCACCGATCAAGTCTACATGCCTGCTCTCTTCGGCGGAACCTACCCCTCATTCCCAGTGGTCCTTGTCGATGAATATCAAGACCTATCTCCTGTCAACCGTGCGATGGTCGGAAGGCTCTGCAAGCATTCTCGACAGATTGGTGTTGGAGACGAAGCACAAGCGATCTATGAGTTTAGAGGGGCTGACGTCAAGGCTATGCCCGATGCTATTGAGCAATTCAACATGGTCACCTTGCCTCTCTCAACATCCTTCCGCTGTCCAACAGCAATTACTGAGAATGTCCATTGGCATGTTCCAGATATTAGAAGCGTTCGATCTGGTGGAACCGTCGCTCGCGGAAATTGTCAGTCAATCGAAGACAACTCCGCAGTCATTTGCCGATACAACGCTCCGCTAATCGCCTTGGCGATGGACCTGCTCTCCCAAGGCCATAAAGTTGACGTTGCTGGTGTTGATATTGGCGCCCGCATCATCCGTCTCCTTAACAAACTTGGCTCCGAGGATATGACCAATGTGCAAGTATTGTCAGCAATTGAGCATTGGGAGGCAGAAAGAGAGAGCCTCGACAATAAGAATGCCAGAGATACTGCGGAGTGTATGCGTGTCTTCGCCCGCCACGGCAAGACCCTTGGTGGTGCTATCGCCTACGCCCGCCACATATTCGAAGCCTCTGGCGGAACCATCCACTTCATGTCCGGACACCGCGCCAAGGGCTTGGAATTCGATTCTGTCTATCATCTTAACAGTGAAGACATTCGCCCCGGAAGCCAAGAGCAAAATATCCACTACGTGATCGACACCCGCCCGAAGGAACGTCTAACCTATATCAGGAGCCACTGATATGCAATATGAACATAATTGGGTAAGATCAACTTTAGGGCATGGCGAATTTATGTGCACAAAATGTTGTGCAACTAATCGCGAAGCTGCTGTGCTAGGTATGATTTTTTGTGATAAACCTGATCCGCCACCAAAAGCTGATAATGAAAATATTGTCGAGGAGGACTAACCCTTGGCCCTAACCGACTCCATCGCCGCCTACGACGATTGCTTCCAAGCATTCGAGCGCGCGGCCAAATCCAAAAAAGGCATCCGCATCCTCTTTGAGGACAAAAAGACCGCCAATTACTTCCGCCTGCGAATGAACTACGCCCGTGTTCTCCAGCGCCGCGAAGCCGTCCGCATGTACGATCGCACCGACCCGCGCTTCGGCAAATCTGAGTTCGACAAGTTCCGCCTCAAGATCGTTGAAGCCGCGGAGCAAACCGGTGAATGGTGGGTCTACATCGACCCCTTTGGTATGGAGCGGGAGATTATGGAAGTTGAGGAACTCGAATGAGAGAAGAACTTATCCGCGAAATCCTCGACAAAGCCTTGGAGCAAGAACTGGGGATGGTCGTAACCTGCAACAACCTCCACCAAACAACCCTTAAATTCCATGCCGTAACCAAGAACAACCCCAAGTACGCAGAATTAATGATCTGCGCTGGATCAAAGCCTGATCAGATGCTTGTCACCAAGCGAACCGTTGAACTCGATGATGCAAGGGAGCCGGAGAATGAGTAACGATCTTGATGAATTGATGCGCCGCATCGAAGACATAAACGCCAAACCTGCAATCGACATAACCCCAGCGGATATCGACGATCTTATCAAATATCATCGCTACTCCCGCGCCAGAAAGGCCAAAGGTGAGAAACCAGCCAAGCCCCAAGCTGTCGATATATCTCAAGTCATGATGAAGCTGACCAAGCCGAAGACCGAAGTCAAGATCACGAGGAGGTTTTAATGGCTGATCAAGAGCTTAATGAAAATCTCCTTACAAAAGGTGATGATAGCCCATTCTTGCCCGGAACTTACATACAATATGCGTATGATAGCACTACACTAGGTTTGCTTAAGACCTGCCCCCGCCTGTACCAATACACCATGATCGACGGCTACGTTGCCAAAGGCGAATCCATCCACCTGCGTTTTGGCATCGAATACCATCAAGCCCTGCAAGACTACGATATCGCCCGTGCCGAAGGCATCGACCATGAAGACGCAATTCACTCTTCAATATCCGAGTTGGTTCGAAGGACGCATGATTGGAGTGTCGATGAGACAGTTAAACCGGGAAAGTATAAAAACCGCCAGACTCTCGTTTCACTTGTTCTGGATTACCTTGACCATTACGTGGACGATCCTGCCGAAACCTACATCAAATCCGACGGAAAGCCGGCAGTGGAGTTGAGCTTTCGGTTTGAGCTTGACTGGGGGCCGGGCATAAATGCACAATCAAAACAATATATAAAGCATCCAACTGATCCGCAAGGTATTGTTGAATTTTCCCAACCCTACCTCCTCTGCGGCCACATGGACCGAGTTGTCTCCTTCAACGATCAACTCTTCGTGATGGACCACAAGACCACCGTCACCACTCCATCCCAATACTACTTCAACCAATACGAACCCCACAACCAGATGACCCTCTACACCATCGCCGGGCAGGTTGTTCTCAACGCCCCGATCAAAGGCGTCATCGTCCGTGCGGCCCAAATCCTCCTCGACAAGGAACACCGCTTTGTCTCTGGCTTCACCCTCCGAACCCCAGACCAACTCGAAGAGTGGATGAACGACCTTCGCCTTCACCTTGAGCGCGCCGAGGATTACGCCATCCGCGGATATTGGCCGATGAACGACACCGCCTGCGACAAATTTGGTGGTTGCAAGTTCCGCGGGGTTTGCTCCAAGTCCCCATCCGTCCGCGAGATTTATCTTAAGTCTGACTTCGAACAACTTCCGAGGGAAGAGATATGGTCACCACTACGCTCCCGTTGATCCACTCTTGGGACCCCGGCGATGACGCTTTGCTTCTTCACTGCAAAGACCGCCTCGGCTTATCCTTCACTGAAGCCGGCAAACGTCTCGGACGAACCAAGTCCTCCTGCATCTCTTGCTACCAACGCCTGAAAGGCATCCGCAGAGGCCGACACTACGAACCAACAGGCAAAGCCAATGGATAAACCCAGCTGGCTCCGTTGGCCACCGAACTGCTGCGAAACTTGCATTCACTGGACCAAGAAAGACACCTATACTGGAACCTGCATAAACCCAGCCTCAACCAGTCTTGACGATACAACCGACTCACGATTTCGCTGCCAAGACTTCTATCGAAAGGAAGACGAACATGGCAACCCAAACCAAAGCCCAAGAATCAATGGAGACTCTCAAGAACGTCAACAAGCATCTGAGTGAAGTATTCAAGCAGATTTCTACAAAAGATACAGCACTTAATTCTGTTGCTGATGATCTTCGCCGAGCAGCATCTAAAGTCGGCGATCTTCAAATTGAAGCTTGGGATGTGAATCAATACAAAGTTACATCCCTAAAAAGTCATCTCAATAAACTTGCAGACGTCCTTAACGGAGCCAAAAGCTAATGCCCTCCCTAGCCAACCACCAGTCTAACCAATTCACCAAACTCCTCCTCATCGGCGACGCCAAGTCCGGCAAGACCGGTTCGCTCGTCTCCCTCGTAAAAGCCGGATACAAGCTGCGAATCCTTGACTTCGACAACCTCCTCGATATCCTCAAGTTCAAGGTCATCGAGGAATGTCCGGACAAGCTCGATAACGTAGAGTTCGTTACAGTTCGCGACAACTACAAAGCCGGTGCAAGTGGGAGCCAGATCGATGGAAAGCCAAAAGCATGGATCAACGCTATTAAGCTGCTCGATAATTGGAAATATGATGATGTCGATTATGGAAGACCAGCAGACTGGGGCCCTGACTGCATCCTTATTGTTGACTCGCTCTCACGACTTTGCGATGCAGCTTATGATTTCCATGAATCCATCATTCCACGGGGAAAGAGTGGTGATTACGACGGACGAGCCGTCTATGGAAATGCTCAGGA